ATTGCCCCTGGCCATCCTGCGAAGATTCGTGGTTTATCCATTTTACTCACCATTGCCTAAATATTTACTCATGTCGGGAAGGTGAAATATCCGAGTTGTGTTATGAAGAATGAACTCGATTTTGCCGTGTTTGTTTTATATTCATACGTCGCATTGGAATCGCAAAGTTGAAAGATGGTTGCCGTCGCATCATCCTTTGCCTTGAATGCTCCCTCAAAATTTGCCGATGATCCGTTCTTGCGCGTGTAAAAATAATATGACCCTGTGCCTAATGCTTCATATACGGTTAGAAGAACCATGATTTTTTTATCTGCCCCGGTAGAAGCACCGCTGACCGTGACATCATACCAATTCGCATCGCCCGTATGACTTAATTCCGATATGCTTTCCGTGAACGTGGGAATACCGTATTTCAAGTTCGGCCAGATATCGTGCGCCTTGCGGAAGTCCTCGCGCAGATGATTCTCAAACTCCGTGCGCTTGACTATATCCTCGTTCATATCTCCTCCGCCGTGAACGTCGTCCTGGCCGATGAGATGGATTTGGTTATGCCGAGAATCCGCAGATCCTTCTCGCTGGCCGTCCCCGCCGCGCTGTAATATCTATCCCGGCTATACTTGATGATGTCCCCTGGCATGACGTTGAGAAGCAGAAGTGATACCTCTGCGGTGATGGTTTCCTTATCCAGATCGCCCGTGATATTGCTAAGAAGGGTTGTGGCGTTGGCCTCGGTGGTCAGGAAGGTATAAATCGGCAGGGCTTGTGATGTGCGGTATTTCGTGGCCGTCGCTTCCAAGTATTGCTTCACCCATTGGTGGTATCCGGTTTTTGGGGACAGGTTGTAATAGACCGTGACCTCGTAGAAGATGTCATCGAACTTCTTTCCCTGCCTATGTGTAAAAATTTGGTGATTCCGCACATACCGGGCATCGGAACTCGCCGCCGTTTCGATAGGTCGCAACCCGATGCGCCCTTCAACGTCCTGAATACTGTATGCCCGAAGCGAGTGTTCGATCTGCCTTATAACGTCGCCTGAAAATTGGTATTCATAAAGCGGGACAGACAACGTATCCGTGCGGTCAAGTTTAGTATGATAGATACTATCAAGGTCAAGTTCCGTATCCTTGAGTCCGAGAAAATTATTGCAAATATATTTGAATATGTCCGCGCCATTGGTTATGAGTTCATCCGCCGAATTGACCGCCCCACTGAACTCGACCAGAAGCGAGTCGCCATCGCCCATTGAGATGCCCTCCGCCAGCATCACCAGGCCGTTCTGATAGTCCACAAAGTAGTCCGTGTCCGCAACCAGCGTGATATCCCCAGGCATCTTTTTCACGGAAGTGACCGACTTTATGCGCCCGTCGTGAAGTTTATATTTCTTATTGGTGGTATCCACGCACGGAGGAATGACGTTGGCCTTTGTCCCGAAGTAGAACGGGATGCACATATCCTCTATGATGTTTGCATCCAAGTTGGGGTAGTCGTCGGTTGAGAGTTTATTTATCGGCAGATTCCGCTCGCATCCTTCCCGAAGATCGCGCAAGTCCACATAGAACCCCGAATCGTCCATCTCCCGGTCTTTTATCATTCCCGTATAGACGGTGGCGAACTGCGCATAGGTGAAACTCTGTCCCCCGGCCTTCAACACCAGCTTGGCATTCTCCCAAATATACCTGGCATACCGCTTGTCGAAGTAATACTCGCCTGGGTTTATCTCGGCGTTGACGAATGCCACGCGCCCGGACGATACCTTGAAATTTCCCTCATAATATCTCGATATTTCATGGTTGATATCGGGTATCCCATCCCGTCGCAGAAGGCCAAGATAGTTGTTGTCGTTGAACACAACGGGGGTATCCCTGTTCTGCGAATCGGTGAAGTAAAGCGTGAACTCGGCCAGGATTTGAAAGTTGGCCGGATCGCCGCCGTCGGATGCGTGGATATATAACAGGCGATTGTAATAGTCAAACCAGAACGTAGATGCCGTCGCTTCCACGTTGGCGATGCTTGTCGTTTCGGTGTAGGCAACACCGTTCTCATATACGGCATCAACGTCAATGCCCCGTTCCTCAACGGTCAATTCATAGGTGTATGTCTTAGTTGCCGTCAATGCAAACCCGCTAAGTTCAATCTTCGGGTGGATTTCGCATAGCAGAATCAGGTCAGGGTTCGGGTTGCGCAGCAGTTTTTCAAGGGCCGTTTCCTCATACTGGGCATCGGTGGTATGGTTGGCCGCCGTCGCATTGGCTGAGTTTCCTGCCCCGTTATAGGCGCAGAGAGTGAACCAGTATTGTGTGCTGGCCGTCAGGCCGCGAGCCAGGTAGTCGGTGCAGTTCCCGCCGATGGTGATGATATCGGTATAGACAACCCCGTTGGCCGATTGGAATATGTGGTATCCCGTCACGTTGGAAACACCCGTCCATTCTATCCGCATCATAGTGTCGGTGTGATTGCCTATGGCGAGGTTCGATGGCGCAGCCGGGTTGGTCAGCGTGGCACAGGTGACATTGGCACAGTAGTTGGAATAAGTTTCATTGTTTCCATGCTCAAGTGCGCGGATTTGATAATCATAGGTTATGTTCTCGGTCAGCCCCGTATCGCGCCAAGCGTTCCGGTTCGGTTCAAGTTGCTTGACCTCGACCCAGGCATTTGCCCCAATGCGCCGTTCAACGCAATGGTGGTCTTCGGAGGTGCTATTGTCCTGAAAGTAGATATCAATAGCAGTATCATTGGCGGCAACCGCAACAAGATTCGTGGGGTCTGCGACGGCGGCGTAGGTCGTGGCATTGGCCGTATTGGTATAGCCGGAATTCCCGCTCGTGTTGTATGCCCTGATCTTATATTGATAATTCGTATTGGATGACCGTCCTGTGCGGTGGTAATGCGTGACCCCCGCGCCGACGGTATCTATCTGCGAGAACCCACCCCCGGAATCTTCCTCGATCTTGAATCCCGTTTCATTGTCGGAATTGTCCTGCCAGTTCAAATCAATTTGCGATGCAGATACGGCCTGGGCCGTGAGTAAGGAAGGGGCAGTTGGCTTGACTCCTGTTTTTATCTGCACCTCATTGGAGAACGCGCTTTCTGTAATGGCGTTATATGCCTTGACCTTGAACTTGTAATACGTCCCAACCGTCAACCCTGTCTTGGTTTTTGTTTCTACGTTCTGCCCTACGGATGAATCATACACGCCGTCTATGTAAACCTTAAATCCTGTTTCGCTAGTTGAGTTATCGTTCCATTCAATCGTGATTGATGTATCCGAATCCGCCGACCCGTCGCATCCAGATGGCGCAGGAAGCGGAGTTATGGCATCATCCTCATTGGAATAATCCGAATAATCCGGGGCTTTGAACCCGCGAATTTTATAATAGTAATCCGTTCCATCCTGGCAGGAATTGTCCTGATATGCCTCGAGCAATCCGTCAACGCCCGTAAGAACAGCATAACTTCCGCCCGAAACCTTGCGGGAAATGACAACGGTGCTGTAATCGTCGCCGTTGACCCAGGCCAGGTCAATGCGCGTAGAGCTGACGGTTGTCGCGGTTAAGTCAGTTGGGGGAGAGAGTGCCACTTATAATTTCTCCCTGATGTTCAACTGCCATTGCCAACTGTTCACATGGCGGTAAATGGGATCGCTTAATTCTGCGTTCTTCACGAAATAGGATGTGGTGTTGGCTGAGTTGGAATCGAAGCAGACGACGAATCCATATTTGAGTCCAACCGTATCGAAAAAATCAACAATTTTATCCGCATCCGTTTGCGTCAGGCCAAGTGGAAACGGAAGGTTCCAAGTTCTCCGCGTGGGTCGCGCCTGTGCATATTCGACCAGCGAGTAAGATTCGTCCACGACGGAATCATCCACGCGCCCCTGCGTATATTCTCTGGCAAAGGTATAGTTCGGTTCCCAGTATTTGCCCAAGATGACCGGACCTAATTGGATATAGGAATTTGGGTTAGTCGCATCTGCAATCGTCAACTGAACATATCGATGTGTCATGGATGCACTAAAGAAGTGAAATAAATTTGTAGGGTTATATGTCAGGTTCTCTGTTTCAAGGTTGCCCGAAAAGTTATTGGCATCTGCCCCGACATATTTCAATGCTGTATAATTTGCCGATATACCATGATTCAACAATGCCATAAAATTTACTTCTTGGTTTGATCCCAAGTCCATTCTGAGATATGCATGTGTATGGATTCTGCGGTAATCGCCCACAAATGAATTGTTGCCAGTATCATCTTCGGTACTATTGTAACCAAGCAAATTGGCTGCCGAGTTTGCGGCGTTGGCCCCGTTCGCCCATTGCAGAGTGAAGTTTGCGTTGGCCGTGATGGTGAACAATGCCGCACTCTCGTTATAACCAACGGTATATTCCAATGCCCCAGCATCTTCCAATGCCGCCTCCACAGCATTAGCTAAAGTAAGTCCACTATATGTATTAGCCGCAATGGTCGCCGTGAGATTCCCGCCGCCCTCGTTGAAATTGATTTTATCATTCGTTGTATTTGCCTGAAACCATCCATTGCCAGTTCCTATACCATAACGGGTTCGCCAAAATTGAGATGGTGTATCGGCCTGGGTGTCTTCTGCCGGGAATTGCGGATGCTCTGACCCATGCGCATAAATTTCACCCCTTCTCCAGACATTGTTGTAAATAATTCGTATTTTGCTCATCCTGCCACCGCCTTTGCCGGAATTCTAATCTTGCCGAGTTGCCCGCCGCGATTCACGATTTTATAGACCCGTTGTTCTATCTTCTCATCGCCAATAT